ATGGTTTGTAAAACTCCGAATAAATCCAACCTTTTGATGGATTGCAGGTCATTAACAATTTAGGAATTAATCCGTGTTCGTCTAAATTGTAACGCATCCGTGATTGAATCACATTAAATGCCATTGGTGTTATTTCTGTTGCTTCGTCTATAAATGCACCGGTTATTTCCATTGAACCAAGTGAATCAAAATTGGGATCACTTGGATAATGAAATAAATCTTTCAATAAAATTTCACTTTCCGTTTGATGGATTGTTATTAATGATTTGGTTTCGTGATACGTAAAATCCAAATTTGCTTTTAAACCTTGCATTGAACACACTTCAAAGAATGAACGCAATGTTGTTTCTTTTAAGTTTTTTAATCGTGAACGCCCTATTACATAACGAGTATTTGGATATTTCAAACATTGTTTTAGAACCCAATACGCACCCAACATTGATTTTCCACCACCGGCACCACCTCCATACAATATTACATTTGTTTCTTGATCTTCTAAAAAATCAATCGCAATCGTTTGTTTTATTGATAAATTCATTTGTGGCATATGTTTTGGTTTCATTCCAATTAATTGGTGAACCATCTTGTCCGGTTATTTCTTGGCGTTCAACATATCCACGTGCTTTTCCTTTGCACTTCAAATAAAACAAAATTGTTGGAACGTTCCCATCTTTAATTAATTTCCACATTTCCGATTCCGCAATATCAATTGCAATTTCTTGGATGTCATCAACCGCCAATTTGAAATCATCATCTGTTTTGTAATATCTGTAAAATGTGGAACGTGAGCATTTCCCAAAATGACAAGCCAATGTAACATTGCCCATATTTTGTTCCATATGTTGTAATAATACATCTTTTGTAATTTCGGTGCGCTTTTGTTCCTTTTTTTTAGATTGTGCCATTTCGTGTTAATTTATGTTTTCCAATATCACCCAATCCCTTTTGCCTCCAATCATATAATATTTTTTTTCTAAGATCTTAAATTCAAAATTATCTTTCAATTCTGAATTCTTAGCATTTTCAAAATATTGTTTTTCGACTTCTTTAATTATTTTCATTTTAGCCATACGACAAAAATACAATTAAATCACTATAAAATAAAAATTTGTTTTAATCAATATCAAATCCTTCGTGATTGAATCCACCCAATGAACTAATTGGAACGTTCAACGCTTCAACAATTGCGAATTCAAATATCTTTGATTTGTTTTCATACCCTAAAACTTCACCCCAATTTTCACATAATTGTTCCCACATTTCAAAAGTTTCTTTTGTTACTTTCAATGTAACAACCTTATCAAATTTATCATTCGTTGAATCAATTGTTTTATCATCATCCAAATATGAATTTAGTGATTCGTATTTTTTGAAATCTTGGTTTGATTTATATTTATCAAATTGTTTACTCATTGGAATTATTTTAAATGAAGAACGGGTAGCAACCACGCCACCCGTTCACCCAAAAAAAACCGGCTACAATTCAAACAAACAAAATTGCAACCAATTATTAATTTAGTTTAAAGATAAATTATTTTTATCATTATCCAATTTCTTTTCTGCATTTTCTTTTTGCAATGCCTCTTGTACCTTTCCCATCTTTGCCCATAATCCACACATTCGATATTGTCGCGCCATTTCAATTTTTATTAATGTTGTTCCCAAATTATCTTTATGATTTTTGGTAAACGTTTGCAACATCTTTTCGCATCCATCCATTTGTTCTTTTGTTCGTGAACTCCAAATGGTTCGCATTATTGAAATCATTTCATCCTGTATTGATATTTTTTCACTTTTCATTTTTAATTAATTTTTAAGGGATTTGTCATTGTTGTGTGTTTTAATATAAGATCCGTATTAATTAGAATATCCGCCGCCCTTTGTAATGTTGCTTTATTAAATTGTGATTCACCAATATCAACCATTTCTAATAATTCAAATGCTTGTGGGTTTTGCTTGTTAATTATTTCCAATCTAATCAATGACATTATCCTAAAAAGTTCATCTTCATATGTTATTTCTTCATCCCCTTTAATTTGTTTTCTTGCCGTTGTTAAAATCCATTTATGAAACGCCGTTAATTCTTCTAATATAAATTCACAATTTTCATTGCATCCGGAACATCTGTTGGTGTTTTCAATTACAAAACAAGAACAACAATTAGATAAAACATTTTTTCTGTATTCAATTTGTGTAATTTCCATTTTAGTTAAATAAAATTGTTATTGTTCGTGTATTAAAATTAATTTCTATTTCCCCAACTGATAAATTAAGATCTTTATTAAACTCTGTTTCTGATTCAATAGTAAAATCTTGAATGTATTTATTTATTTCAATTTCCGTTGAAAGCAAATTAAATGCATTTTCCACATCTGTTTTATAATATTCCAAAATTAGATCAATTCCAATTCCGGTTGCATATGCACCAAAATTTTTAATTCCCCAATCGCGGGTTTCCAAATAAAATTCCCATTCTATTCTTGCGAATTGTGAAACATCTTCAATTTCTGTAAAATCTAATTTTACGATTTCTTTTAAAAATTTTTCAATTCCAATATAATCGAAATCAATATTATCATTGTTTGTTGTTGTGGTGAATTTCATTTTAATAAAGATTTGATTTTGAAAATTGTTTTTTCACTCCATCGTTGAATCCTATTTTTCAAAGATCGTTTAACGTATTCAATGCCGTGTGTTTTTAATTGATCTTCAACAAAAGTTTTTAATTCGTCTTCACCTTCATAATAAACCCATTCATCAAAATCTTGTTTATGGTATTCTTGAAAAATTGAATCATTTTGATAATTCCAATGATCGGTGTAAGAAATTAACTTTTCATCTGATTCGATCCAATCCCGGAAGGAATCGAAATTAGACGTTCTAATAAACTTTAATTCATCTTCGTGCCAATCACACCAAATAAGTATTAAAACCTCATCACGATCCTTAAAATAGAAAACAGAGCATAACTCACCATTAATTGTTGTTTCATATTCTAATGTTGCAACTTCATTTCTTGTTGTAAGCATTTTGAATTCTTGATTGTTTTTCATTGTGGTTTTTTTTATAGTTCTGTTATTCCTTTTGGTTCTTCACATTCTAAACCCCAACTACACACAACAATCATATCATTACCATCAAATGAATGTGATTCTTCATAACACTCAACAAAGATTGAATCCTTGTTTAATAATCTAAATAACTTTGAATATAATCCTTTATATCCTTTGCCCTTTTGGTTCTTTAATCTGTAAGTAACAAAAGTATTTGGGTTTTGCTTTGTCATAATGGTTTTTTTTGGGTTTAATATTAGCGGGAATTTCACCCGCCATATTTTTTTTTAGAATTTTGTGTAAAGACCGGTTGTTGTTTCAAAGATGTTTACTAATTGATCATTGTAAATTCCGGTGAAAACGTGTTTTGTTTTCATTACGTTACTTCTAATTGAAATAAATTCAATTTCGTATGTGTCCATTGCATTTAATGAAATTTTAAGGTAATTCGCACCGGATGAATTTCTTGCTAATTTCATTGTTAGAAAATTCTCACCCGCAATTAAGTTTTTAGAACCGGTAAATGCTAAAAATTTTCTACCTCCTAACTGATTAAGAATTGTTGTTGCTACTTGATTACTCATAATGTTTGTTTTTTGTGGTTGATTCATACCGCAAGATACAACAAAGTTTTAATAAAACAAGTTTTTTTTCACTTTATTTTAATAAAAGTTTCTAATTCCCACGTATATAGACCTTTAAGAATTTCAACAATCATTAATTCATTATCCGTAATTAATCTTTTTTCCCCATACTTCAACGCAAAACAATCATTCCCGTAATCAATCCACACCATACCACATTTCATTTCAGTTAATACAACCGATCCGTAAATTTTTGCAAAGGTAACATCTTGAATTGCGTTTTTTAATGCTTCATTGTTTAATTCAAATGCACCATCATATTTTGTTTTATCCTTTTCGATTCTGTCCAATTCATTTTTTGCACCCAAAAATGTTTTGTATTTTTTTGAAATTTCTGTTCCGGAATACGAAACAACTTGAAAGTAATTTTCTATTTGCTCAACTTTATTCATTTTGATATAAAATAAAATTGTTCTAAGCAATCCGTATCATCACTTTCATCTTCAAAAATTGTTTGTTCTAATTTTTCAAACATCCAAGATAAATGATTGCACTTTGATGAATCATAGGTTTTTTTATATGTTTTGGGAATGTATATCATAATTTCATCTAATGATTCGGATTGCTTCATTTCGCCATCTGCATTTAATATTCTATAATAAATTATTTTTTTCATAATGGTTTTTTTTGGGTTAAAAAAATGCGGGGATCTCACCCGCCGGTTTTTTTTAAGAATTAGGAAATAAAAATTTATCTGCTAAATCACTTAGTTTAATATACAATGCTTGTTCATCAAAAGTAATTGTTCCGTTATCTTGTTTTGCTTCTAAAATTTCGATTCTGTTAATTAAATTTTTCATAATGTTTGTTTTTGTTTGTTTGAACACTTCAAAGATACAACAAACTTTTACTTATTCAACATTTATTTCACTTTATTTTACTTTTATTTATTTAATGCCTTAGATCGATGTAGTAGGGTTATTATTTCCGAATATAAAATATCGGCATCTTCATTTGATAACGGCAACCCATTCGAACCAATTTCATCGTCAAGCATTTGCTCGATGTCCATTATTTGAATAGCTATATTTTTTTGTACTTGGTTCATTTTGATTTGGTTTTTGTGTTTTCTTAATTTGTTTGGTACGTTGTAGAAATCTTCAACTATGCTTTCAATGTTCATTTTTGCTTTTTTATTAATCTTGCTATTGCTCTATAAAATTCTGTTTCGGTTTCGTAATTTTTATTTTTCATTGTGTTCAAATTTGTGATTGTAAAGTTTTTCTTTTTTGAATGGTGTGAAAACCATATTGAGATTTCGTTGTCTTTTTCGATTCCGTATTTATGAACGCTCGTTATTATAACACGATTACCGAATTCTTTAAGAGAAGAGAATGTTTCTTTTATAGTTTCTAAAGTTTTCATTGTGTTGTTGTTTGCGTTATTCATACTCCAAAGATACAACAAACTTTTACTTAATCAATGTATTTTTTACTTTATTTTACTTTTATTTTGCATTTTGTCCGGAACACCCCCGTTTCATTGGATTTTTATTTTACATCTTCATTCAAATAAAGTGTAATATCTTGAATTGCCGCATCAAATCCCTTTGAAACACACGCATAATAACCCAAATCATTCAAATTTTTGATCCATTCCTTTTGTTCTTTGGTTGCATATCCTTTTTTATCCGCTTTTAATTCAACGAACATTCCATAATGTTTTTTTGTTGGATGCAAAATTGCAAGATCGGGAAAACCTTTTACATATCCGGATGCCTTCATTTTTTTTGCAATGGTCAATGATGTGCGCATACCACCAGCACTTGCGCAATAAAGCATATTTGGGAAATTGTATTTAATCCAATTCACAACCGCAATTTGAACTTTCAATTCGTTTTGTGCCATATTACAATTTTATGATTTCCTTTAAATCAACATTTGATTCATTCATTCTTACAAAAGAATCTTTTATTAATTCCATTTCATAATTCGTTTCATCATCCAAATCAAATTTTTCCATCATTGCTTTCCGTATTGATCCACGTTTTAATTTTTCCTTTCGCGCCTCAATACCTTTTTTGATATATTCAAGTTTTGAAAAATCGTTTTCAATTAAATCATATTTTTTTAATTCCTTGTAAACTATCCCACCAAAATTTTGAACGTTAAAAAATCCGGTTTTACAAAATGCATCAAATGGTTTTAATAAATTTTTTGTAATAAAATCTTTGTGTAATCGTTTTTTTTCTGCATCGGATATTTTCGGTGTTAAATCTTTATGATCTTCATTTTGTTTTTGTTGATGCATTGTTTTGGGTTTTGTTTTTCCCCATTGTTCATTTCCAAATTTTCTTGTTTTGGCAACCTCTAATTTTGCCCAATTTAAAAAATGTGTTTTGGTTTCTTTTGCGCTCTTAAATTCATCATCCTTTAATTTTTGTTCATCAATAAATTGATTCAATAAATTATTTGTAAAAAACGGATCAAGCAATAAATATCGTGAACAATGTTCTAACCATTCACGTTGTTTTTTCAAATCCTCAACATTAATATATGTGGCACCATTTAGAATTGAATTCACTTTGGTATTAATAACCGGATCATTTGAAAGTTTTGGTTTTTCATCTTTCAAATTCTCATCAATTTTTTTTATATATTTTTTTTCTTTTTTAATTGTTTTATTCTCTGTTTTATTCTCTGTATTATTATGTGTTAAATTTTCTTGTACTCTGCCTTTAAGTTTTTTTGTATGCGGATTTTCAATTTTCTTAGATACTGCCTTTAATATTCTTGTACGTCCATCAAATGAAATTTGTTCAATAAATCCCAATTCTTTCAATTTTGAAATTGATGTTGAAATGGTTGTTTTTGTAACACCTAAAAATTCCGCGAAATAATCATTTGATGCAAAACATCCCCGTTCATTATCTAATGATAATATTTCAATTACTAAAATTTTATCTGTCCAAGAAAGATCATTATTCAAATAAATTTCTTTTGGAATCCATATCCCTAAAAATTGCCGGTTTT